CAAAGAACAGAAACAACAAATTGATTATTTAAATACGAAAGTGTGAGGTTATTATGAAAGGTGAATGGTGTTATTTTAAGTCCTATTTTACTAAAGAAGAATGTGAAAAGATTATCAATGATTCACTAAAACTGCCTTCTCAGGATGCAGTAGTTGGTGTCAACGGCATTAGTACCGCACTTGACACAAGTATTCGCAAAAGTCGAGTACGTTTCATCAGCGATAAAGACCCAAACTTCACATGGCTTTTTGACAAGATATGGAAAACTGGTATTGAAGCCAACAGAGAGTTCTTCAACATTCATATCACACGTTTAGAATTTATTCAGTTTGCTGAATATGATTCTAGTTACGAAGGTGAATACAAAGAACACCATGATGTATTTTGGTTGAACAACGATCCTGATTACCACAGAAAACTTTCAGGTATTGTTCAATTGTCTGATCCTAATCAATATGAAAATGGCGATTTTGAGATTACTGAGACAGTTAACGCCATAGATAAAGATATAAGAGAACAAGGATCGGTTGTATACTTTCCTTCTATGTTGAGACACAAAGCAAACAAAGTTACCAAAGGCGTCAGATATAGCCTTGCAGTTTGGTTTGAAGGGCCTAAGTGGCGTTAATTTGAAGATTTAATTATGAGTGCAAAGAATTGCAAAATTGTGATGACAACAATGTTTCGTAATGAAGCAAAAGTCATACGTAGAATGTTAGATTCATGTTACAAGTATATTGACTATGCTGTAATCCAAAACAATGGTTCTACAGACGGTACAGACCAAATCGTCAAAGACTTCTTTGAAGAAAAACAAATACCATTATACCTCTACAATGTAGAAGAAGGTTGGGTTGGCTTTGGCTGGAATCGTGACCATCTAACTGTAACTTGTCAAAGTGTTGACCACGGCTGTGATTGGATTCTCAAAATGGACTGCGATGAAGTCCTTGAAGTAGATGATGATTTTGACTGGTCACTACTTGATGATAAATCTATTCAATCATTTCACATTGCGGCCGTAGCAGGCTCTTGTATTTACTATCGTGCATGGATGTGGAATGCAAATCTCAAATGGCGTTTCAACCATGACCCGTGCCACGAAACTATTTATCTTGATGATGGTGTTACAGGCGAACATTTTCAAAGGTTTGATTTACCGCAAAGTTTCAGACAGATTGGTTACAACGAAGGCCAAAGCTGGTCAAATCCTACAAAATTTATCTCCGATGCATTGATTCTTGAAGAAAAGATGATTAAAGAGAATACATTCTATTCAGACATGTATCACTTCTGGTATGTTGGCAAAAGTTATTATGATGCATTTCAAGAACATTCTTTTCCACTAGGCGATTCTCAAAGAAAAGAATTTGCTAGACGTTGCGCTTTTTACTTTAAAGAATACATTACATATTCAAATGATCCAGGAATCAATGAGATGTGTTATATGGGTGCAGTATTTGCAGCCGATTGCTTGAAATTTATTGGAGAAACTGAAGAAGCAATAACAATACTGGAACAAAGTGAGCGGTATGCACCAGAAAGAAATGACCACTTATTTGCTTTAGCTTTTATCTATAATGAAACTTCAAATTGGCAAAAAATGTTTGAGGTGACTTCTAAAATGATGCAACCTGAACGTAAGAATCCATTTCCAAAATATGTTATGATGATTGATAGGTCAATCTATGTAGATTCTGGAACAAGAGTCCAAGAACTATATGAAGTTGCTCGTGAGAATTCAGGAAATAAACCTAAAATTTATATTAATACCAACATGAAAAAGAAACTATTTGTAGTAGATGACTTCTACTTATTCCCAGACGAAGTAAGAAATATTGCATTACAGGCCGAATACACTAGAGACATTCGGTACTATAAAGGACAACGTTCTAAGTCATATATTTTCCCAGGTTTAAAATCAGCCTTTGAGTCTATCATGGGTGAAAAGATTACAAAATGGGATGAAAATGGTGTCAATGGTTGTTTCCAAATCACAACAGCAGAAGACCCGCAAGTATATCACCATGACATGCAAAAATGGGCAGCTATGATTTACTTGACACCAAATGCACCAGTTGATTCTGGAACTAGATTACATCGTTCAAAACTAAACGGAACTATGCATATGTCTGATGAAGGCATCAAAGATGCATTTGCTGGTGGCTTCTACGACTCAACAAAGTTTGACACCATCGCTGATGCAGGCAACCTATATAATAGACTAGTTATTATGGATGCACAAAACATCCATTCAGCAGGAAATTATTTTGGCCAAGACAATCAAACTGGCAGATTAACACACCTATTCTTTTTCGACTAAGGATAAAATATGAAAACTATCGTAGAAACCTCAACTGGTGTATCAGTATACTTGTTTAATGACGAGGGCGCACCAGAAATTACAGCAGACAATATTGTGTTTAACGGTGAAGTTGTGGACACACAGTTAAACTCATCTAATGCAAGTATCGTAGAAAACATCACACCACCAGATGATTGGATTGGTAGAAAATACATCCTAAATAATGGTGAGTGGTCACAGAACCCTAACGATCCAACACTGCCACAATAAAAGGTAACTTTATATTATGAAAAATTTGAGATTCAGTCTAATTACACCAGAACATAACCCAAACAATGTGAAGTTTCTGTTAGAGTTGTATGATTCTATCAGAAATCAAACATATGATAATTGGGAATGGGTGTTGTTTTTAAACAACAAATGTGTAATTGAAAACATTCCAGACATCATAAAGAATGACTGGCAAGTAAAAATCTTCAGAACAGAAGAAGCCAATAGCAATGTTGGTGCAATGAAGAAACTTGCCTTTGGTTTGGGTACAGGAGATGTTTTGGTTGAAGTTGACCATGATGACTTGTTGACACCAGACTGTCTTGATGAATTGAACAAAGCATATCAAGATGATTCTGTTGGTTTTGTTTACAGTGATGGTGCAGTATTGCATATGCAAGATGCATTTGTTCCATATTCAGAAGAACATGGCTGGTCACACAGAATGTTCAACTGGAAGGGCAAAGAATTATATGCGATGAACAGTTTTGAACCTAGCAGTCAATCGTTAGGTTATATCTGGTACGCTCCAGACCACGTTCGTTCATGGCGTAAGACAACATATGATTTGGTTGGTGGTCATAATCCAGAACTAGCTATTTGTGATGACCATGAATTGTGTATCAGAACTTACTTGCAGGCCAAGATGGTTCGTGTTCCAAAAGTCCTGTACATTTACCGCATCACTGGTGACAACACTTGGCTCGAAAGGTCTGAAGCAATTCAAATTAAAACTGTTGAATTGCAGAGACAGTATGCTCGTGCATTGGCCGAAAAAGATGCAACTGATAAGGGACTCTTATGTGTTGACATCGGCGGCGGGTTGAATCCATATCCAGGATATTACACAGTTGACCTGAGACCAGAAGCCGACCAAGTATTTGATTTAAATGATGGTATTCCATTAGCTGATAACTCAGTTGGAGTCCTAAACGCTAGTCATATCTTAGAACACTTGCACGATAAGACCAAGATTATGGGTGAAATCCATAGAGTCCTGGCACATGGAGGATGGGCTTTCATTGAAGTACCTAGCACAGATGGACGCGGAGCATTCCAAGATCCAACTCATGTGAGTTATTGGAATGAAAACAGCTTCTTATATTATACCGATGCCTATTTGGGCAATTTTATAGATAACAATACTATTAGATTCCAGGAATACCGCAGAGAGACTTACTTCCCAAATGAATGGATGAAGAATTTGAATGTTTGTGTGACTAGTGCATGGCTTGTTGCTATTAAGGATGGCGGAGAAAGGTATCCAGGTCTCCTAAAAATCTGATAGATAAATAGGGAATAATAGGAGATTCTCAATGGCAACAATAACTAACAGACAACAATTTAAAGATTATTGTCTCCGCAGACTAGGTGCGCCAGTTATTCAAATAAACGTGGATGACCAACAGGTTGAAGACCGTGTGGATGATGCTATCCAATATTGGCAAGATTATCATTTTGACGGCGCTCAAAAGTTTTATTGGGTTCACTACGTTACTGGACAAGACATTACGAACCAGTATTTGGATGCAAGTCAAGCGAGAGACCAAGATGGCAACACAGTAAACATTCTTGGTATCACTCGCATTTTTCCATTGACCGACTCTCAGGCCTCAATCAACATGTTTGACTTGAGATACCAGTTGCGTCTAAATGAATTGTATGACTTCACATCGGCGTCTTACATCAACTACACACTAACTCAACACCACTTACGTTCATTGGAAATTCAATTTACTGGTGAAGTTCCTATTCGTTTTGTGCGTAACATGCAAAGATTGTATATCGATTGGGCCTGGGGTGGTGACCGAGAAATTGCTGCCGGTCAAGCGGTCATTGCAGAGTGTTATGGTTCGATTGATCCAGATACATATCCAAACGTATGGAATGATCGTTGGTTAAAAGAATATGCAACTCAACTCATTAAGAGAACATGGGGTGAGAACATGAAGAAGTTTGGTGGCATTCAGTTACCAGGTGGAGTTGTTCTCAATGGAAAAGAAACTTACGATGAAGCCATTGGTGAAATCGAAAGATTAGAAAAAGACATGATCGAAAACTACGGCGGACCACTAGAATGGTTCTTGAACTAAAATGGCAACATCACCGTATTTTAACAATTACAACGCAAAGTATGACGAGCAAAGACTCGTTGAAGACTTAATCAATGAATCCATTCAGATTATGGGGTTCAATGCATTTTATTTACCAAATGACAACGGCGCGGCCAGAGATTTAATTTACGGTGAAGATCCAGTTAAAAAGTTCAATTCAGCTTTTGCAGTTGAAATGTATTTAAAGAGCATTATGGGTCACGAGGGTGAAAAAGACTTCTTCTCAAAATTTGGTTTAGAAATTAGAAATCAGGTTACCGTATTGGTTTCACATAGAGCATTCGAAAAAAGAGGTCCATCATTCGTGAGTAGACCAAGAGAAGGTGATTTAGTTTACGTTCCTTTCTTAAACGGCGGTGGTGAAATATACGAAATCAAGTTTGTTGACCAGAACTCCGACGGATTCATGTTGGGTCGTAAAAACCCATATCACTTTGAATTGAGCATGGAGAAATTCAAGTATTCTCAAGAAGTTATTGCTACTGGTATTGATGAAATTGACCAAGCGGTTACCGATTCTGCATATACTCTGCACCTGAATACAGGTGCAGGAACAGGATCATTTGTTATGAAAGAATTGGTGTTCCAATCTCCAGACAGTACATATGCAAATGCAACATCTATTGCAACAGTTCAGGCTTGGACACCTTCTTCTCACACATTATCGGTAACAAACATTGCTGGTGAATTTGCTGACGGCCAAGTTATTATTGGTCAAACTAGTAATGCACATTTCCTTCTAGCATCTTTTGACCCATTACAAAATCCAGCAATTAAAGAACCATACGATAATAGTGTAATTCAAACTTCTGCAAGTGGTTATGTAAACACCTCAGAAACCAATCCGATTGGTGGTCTATAATGGCAAATGTTTTTTACAACAGAATGATCCGTAAGTTGACGGTTGCCTTTGGTGACTTGTTCAACAACATAACACTTGTTCGTTACAATCCAGACTTGACAGAACAAGAACGATTCATTGTTCCAATCGACTATGCGGCCAAAGAATTGTATG